TCATGGCATCTTCCTTTCAGCCAAAGTTGATAGAGAAATGAGATGCAGTGGAGGCGAAACTGCAAAGCTGCCCTTCTGCCGGACCCACAGGGCCGCGCCCTCGTATGATTCGCTGAGCGCGGCGATCTCGCCCGCTTCGAGGACCAGTTGCGGTCCGGCCGTCGTCCATATTCGGACGGGTCGATCCGGGTCGCCCAGCCCCACTTCATACAGTTCATCCTGTTCGACCAGCGGCTGCTCGACCCCGTCAGGCCAGCTCCAGCCGCCACGCGCCCGGCGCGTCCAGCGCAAGGTCAAATTGCCGAGTGCATCCTGCTCGCTGCGCGGATGCACTGGCAGCAGGGGGCGGCACGTCCGGCCGCCGTTCTCGATTTCGGCCAGTACGGGCGCGTCGTCTCCCGGGCCGATCGCCGCGATCCGGTCGCCGTCGCCCGGATATGGATTCGCGGGAAGCGGAACCAGCCGATCGTCGAGAAGCGTGACCGGTGCACCCGGCTCATGACCTGCCAGCGCCTCGATTTCGGTTCCGCCCCGGCCCCGTAGCAGCCCACAGAGCTGCCAGAGCCCGTTACCTTCGGGCTCGCACTGCGCGAACTGCACGATCTCCCCGCCGATCAGCAGGCGGTTCGATCCCCGCGCAATCGCATCGAGCCCGGCCGGTTCCAATGCCGCTTCGTAATCGTCCAGCCGCACCCTCACTCGCGCAGTCGCTTCGAACCGCAGCCCGGGGCTGGGCGGCAGGGCTTCCGCCAATATCCCGCCCACGGCGCGCTGCGGGCCGCTGTGCCCGATCGGCACCAGGGTGTCGGCGCTCTCGCGATACAGCATCGCGCCGCCCCAGCGCCCCGCTGGCGCGCTGACCGCGGCATAGCGTTGCGGCACGCTGCTCTGCCCCGTGCCGTCCCACGGCAGTTCGAATGCGCGCAGCCGCGTTTCGACCGGCAAGCGATCGGGCGGCGACCAGGCCGCGCCGCCATCCCCTCGCTGGCTGGCCCCTGCCGCGGGTGCGTAGCGGGCGAGGTCCAGCTCGATTCCCGTGTCGCGCCATTCCCAGGCGGTGATCTGCCACAGTCCCGGATGACCGGATGCCCGCACGATGCTGCCGGGGCCCAGCGCCGGGTCGATCCGGTTCGTCCGCCACGCCAGCCTTTCGCCACGCAGCCATTCCCGCCTTGCCGCTCCTGCCAGAAGAGATCGTGCGGCTTCAGGCTGAAAGACGCCGGGAAACTCCATAGTTCCGCCCCCATCCTCGCCTTCGGATCGCTGCAGTCCAGGCTGGTAATCGCGCGTCGGATCGTAATAGCGCAGCAAGCTGGCCACTTGCGATGCGGCCTGCCGACGCGACAGCGCCGTACCGCTCGCGCGCCCGAACTCGCCGTCCGGTGCGGCCACGGCGGGCGGCAGCATCGGCACCTCATCCGGCGCCACATCCCCTGCGACGATGACATGCCCGTCGCGCATTGCGGCATGTATGGGTCGCAGGCCCTTCACCTGCGACAGTACCGCTGCCAGCCCGCCGCCCTCGTGTACGAAACCGCCAAGTTCGGGAAACCCGGTTCCCTCGCTCTCCATGCTCGCCTGCCGCGCAATGTCTTCCACCACCGCCTGCGCCGTTCCCGCGAACACTTCGAAGCTGATCGCCGGTATGCGGTTGCCGAAATCTTCCAGCGCCAGATCCTCGAACACGGCATATGCGCAGCCGCGATAGGCAGGACATCGCGCGCCAATGCTGGCAGCTATCAGCGGATCGGGCAGCTGGTCGGCATGGCCGGTATGAATGCGCAGCACCCCTCCGGTCTTGAGGTCGCCTGCCGCACCGCGCAGCAGATTGCCATCCGCCCAGATACGGCCCACGCCGTCGATCGGCCGGCTCGACAGCGCCACGGCGAGCGAGACGGAATAGGCGTAACGCGTCGTTGCAGGCCGGCCCTTGCCGCCCCCGCTGGATTCGCGCCTTTCGCTCAGGTCGCTCGCCCAGATAATCGTGCCGGGCACGCGTAGCCTGCCGTACAGTGCGGGGATGGCGCTGCCATAGCTCGACGTGCTCACCGCCAGTTCCTTCAGCCGCGGGCCTTCGCGGCGCGACGAACCGATGATGCCCGCATCGAGACTGCGGCCCAGCGTCGCACCGATGGCGCCGCCCAGCGGGCCGCCCACCAGCGTCCCGAGGGCGCCGAGAACTAGAGTTGCCATGTCTGCTCCTGATCGGGATCGATCCGCCACTGCGCGAGCAGAGGATCAAGGGTGACAAGCTGCTGACAGACGACCCGCCGCAGCCCTGCATGGGCGTGGACGAAGCCGTCGGCCCCCAGCGCGATGAGAAGGTGGTGCTGCGCCGGGCCGGGCCGGGTCAGCAGGACATCGCCGCGCCGGACCCTGCCGGTGCAGCTTTGCAGCCCGTTCATCCCTGCAAACTCCATCCACCGCGCGATGCCGCTGTTGCGTAGCCGGTACCCCTCCGGCCAGCGCACCGGCCGTCCGCAACCGGCCAGCGCGGCCCCCACCACCCCGATACAATCGAGCCCGGTTTCCCGGTTGCGTCCGTGCAGGCGAAAAGGGGACCCGATCAGGTTTTGCGCCGCCTGGGCGAGCGCGTCGCCGCACAGGCTCATCGGGCGACCGGATATTGCGCCAGCATGTCGTTGCCCGGCAGGAACGGCTCACCCTGAAAGTTCACGGCATTGCCGAAGCGGGCGGCGCAGGTGGCCACGGTCCGGTCGCAGCCCTCGCGCAATTGTACCCGCAGGCCCGGCGACCAGTCGGGGTCGATCCGTCCGGCCAGCATCAGCACCGGCCCGTCCGTGTCGACGATCCGCGCTGAAAGCCCGGTGGCGGGGCCATCCATCCAGCGCAGGCTCCCGAAGCGGTAGGCTGATGCATCGGCCAGATCGACGCGCAAGGTCTGCGTGTCGCGGTCGATCGCCGTCAGGCGCACACGCTTTTCGAACGCTGCCGGGTTCAATCCGCAACCCGGGCCGCAGAACCGTGCCCGGCAAGTCGGGCCGGTCACCGGGATCGGATCATGCGCCAGTCGCGCCTTCGCCGATTCCAGTTCGGCCCGGAACCCCGCCCCCTCGCTGGTAACGCCCGCGATGGACCCTGAATAAAGCGATGCGCGTTCCAGCGTCTCCCAATCGACCACGCCGCATTCGACTTCCGCTGCATCGAAGCGGCCACCGGCCAGATCGGCCGCCGTCACGCTCGCATGGCTCAGTGCGCCTTCGATATCGCCGGGATCGTCTTCGAATCCCGATGTCACGCGAATGGCCGATGGCAGCATGCCCGGCGCGGCGCGGTGGACGATGCCGTCGAACCACAGATCGCGGTCGTGCGTGGTAAAGCCCAGCGTAACGCCGTCGCAGCGATAGATGCGCCACCAGCTTGCCGTCGTGTCGAGCTCGCTTGCAAGAAACGCGCGTCTCATTCGGCCTCGCGTATCTCGATCAGCGCAACGGAAGGCGCCTCGCCGGCGGCAAAGGACACGCCGCTGACGTCCAGCCGGTCCTCGGCAAAGCGCACCGGCACATCGAACAGATAGCCTGCCGTGATCGGCGCGCCCGCTGGCGGCGCGCTGTCGAACACGATCCAGCCGCCCGCCTCGTATCGCCATGCTGCAGTCTCCACACCGCCCACGGCAATGCGTATGCTGCCGGGTTGCGGGCGGGTGATCCGGCGCTGCTGCTCGCCATAATTCTTCACCAGCCGGAACCAGCTGGCCATGCCGTCGCCCGTTCCTATGCGCTGATCGCTGGCCGACGGCGCGCCGGTCATCGCGGCGGAACTGAAATCGAAAGGATCGCGCAGGCGGAAACCGCGGGCAGGGCCGTACCGCGCGCGGAAGAAGGCGATCAGCGTGCCCAGTTCCGCTTCGGACCTTATCCCCGGACCGACATCGTATCGCATCCGGGCATCGGACCACAGCGCATTGCGATATTCGTGCCCCGATGCGGTCACCGCGACAGAGGTCGAAAATTCAGGGCTCGCCGCCGCGTCCCCGCCCAGCGTAAGCGGATAGGCGACATCGTCGAACGGGATCATTGTGTCTTCTCCGGGTGGTGGGAGGCGGGTGTAACCGTCGCGCGATATCTGCGGCATCGCCCAGACGAATCGCTGGGTAACGCCGCGCTCGCGCGCCTCGTCCAGCGCGGCGTCGATCCGTGGCCAGTAGGTTTCGGCATCCTCTGCCAGCAGCACGAAACCGGCCATGTAATCCTGCCGGGCGACCGGATAGCCGAGCCGCTGGGTAACGAAGGCGATGCCGCGCCGCCGTTCGGCATCGGCCCCCTCCGTCAGCCAGTCGTAATCTTCCAGCTGCAGCCGGTCGAAGGCGGGCCATGCCCAGCCCATCGGCAGGTTCGCGCGGTAAAGTTCGGGCATGCGCGGGTTCAGCACGGTCGGCGTAAAGGCCAGCAGCAGGATCTCCGCCGCGCCGCCTGCCGCATCGTGCACCGATTGCGCCAGCGCGGCGGTCGACTGGGCCAGCAATGCGCCCGCCGCGTCCAGCACGTTGCGCTGCGCTTCCTCGATCGGCGCACGCATATCCGCGATTATCGCAGGCGATCCGCCCAGCGCGGCCCGCGTCGCATTATCGTAAAGGCAGGGCGCGCCGCTGTCGGGCTGGACCCACCACCACGGCTCGCCGATCTGGAACAGTACGGAAAGGCCCGCGGCCTGCGCAATCGCAACGAAGGCGTTTGCGACCTGCCGCAGATAGCTCATCGCGCCCTCATGCGCGGGCGACAACAGGGTCGATGGCGGTTCCCACCCGGTCAGCGCGGGCGATCCGTCATGCGCCCGCTGCTTCCAGTCGTTCCAGCAATGCGCGTCGAACAATTCGTAGGATAGCGACCAGATCACGTCGAAATCGCGGATCTTCGCGTGTTCGGCAAAGGATCGGTGCCAGGCCGCGCAGGGTTCGTTCAGCACCCCGCCGGCAAGGCTCACGTAATGCCCGCCGCCCAGCGGCTCGAGCCGGAAATAATGGCTCATCCCTACATAATGGACGATCCGTCCGCGATAGCCGAGGCCTTCGGCGCTGCGTAGTAGTCGCGCCGGGGTCTGGTTGAAACTGTCGTCATAGGCGGTGGCGATCTGTTCGCCATGCGCGGGGATCAGCACGTCGCCGATGGCCAGCATGGCGCCTGCGCCTTCGCACCCTATGGCGGACATTTCGGCCCAGCCATCCACGCGTGCCGGCAACACGGCCTCGCTACCCTCGACATAGCCCTGCGGGGCCAGGCTGATGAACATGCGCTCGATATCATGCGGATGGATCGCCTCGCCAGGTAGGGAAAAACCCGATTCCAGCTCGGAAAACCGCAGCTCGATCTGCGCATCGGTCGGCGAACCGCTGGCATAGTTCCACAGGCGCACATACCAGGCCCGTTTTCTGCCTTCTGCATCGCGGCCCTCGATCGTCAGCGTCGGACCATGCGGCACGTCCAGCGCCAGCACCGCGCCGCTGCGCCAGCGAAAACGCAGCACGCAATGTGCGTAATCGGACCGCGTTTCATACGCCAGCAGCGGGTGGTCGAGCGTATCCTCGCTCTCCCAGATAAGTCCGGCCAGCTCGCCCTCGTGGTGGAAGCTGCACTCCACCCGCAGCGCGTCGGCCGCGGTGGTGACGACACTCGCCATCATCGGTCGCGGGAAATTGACCGTCCAGAACCGCGGATCGAACCGCTGGATGTGATCGGAATGTTGCCCGCTGGGTTTGCGGGCAAGCCAGAAACTCATTGCGAAACTCCTGTGAATAGCGTGCCGTCATCCCGGGCATGGTCCGGGGCGGTGCGTCTCGTTTGGGGGAGGGTGTCCGTTGCCGAAGGCTAAGTGCCCAGGGCCCGGCGAACCGCGCTTGCGACCTGTCGCGCGCTGCGCTGCATCGCTACCGGCGCAGTGGTGCCGCGCGGTGCGGCGATGGCGATCGAAACCTTTACGTCGCGGCTCGTGTCGGTGCCCGCATTCGCTTCCACCCGACCGGCGCTTGCGGGCACGAACAGTTCGGGCCCCCGCTCGCCGACCAGATAGGGTCGTTGCGGCGAAACGGTCCCGCCGGTCGCACGGCCGGGCAGGCCGAACAGCGCCCCGGCCGCAGTACCGATCAAGTCGGCAAATCCGCCGCCGCTACCGCCGCCGCCGAACACTTCGTCCAGCCCCAGCCGCAGCGCCTGCGCGGCAATCTGGTCGAGCGCACGCGCCGCTACGCGTTGCAGATCGTCGAAGCCGACGCTGCCTTTGCGGATCGCGGACAGCAACCCTCGTTCCAGCACCGTTCCCGCTCGGTCGAAGCCGTCCAGCAGGGTCGCATCGAATGTGCTTCGCATGGCGCGCATGTCCGCTCCGAAGGCCTGCGTATCCGCGCGAACCGCCACGATCATTTCCTCGATCTCGTCATCCATGGGCATCCCTTTCGATCAGCGCGGCAATCTCGGCGCGTGTGGGCGGGCTTCCGGCAGGTGCGGGCGCGGAAAGGCAGGCGGCAAGCTCTGACGGTGTGGCATTCCAGAACGTACCGGGCCTCCACCCCAGATGCGTAGCTGCAAGACCCGCCAGCCGAAGCGCCCCCTTGGTGAAGGGCTTGCTCACGAACGTCGCCCCCGCTTGCGGCCGGGATCGTGGGTGGGCGAGGTCACACCCGTCCCTTCAGGATTTCGCCCAGCAATATCCGCAGCGGTTTCGTGGATGCGGCCAGTCCTTGTGCGACGACCGCTTCGCCCACGGCTTCCCGGCTCAGATCCCCGCGTTCGGCCAGGCAATGCCAGAACAGCGCAGCCATATCGGTCAGGCGCAGCTTGCCCTCGCCTGCACGCTCCACCAGATCGAACAGCGGACCCAGTTCCTCCTCCGCCTGCACCAGCGCATCGAAACTCGGGCGCAGCAGACGGGCCCTCCCGTCGATCGTCAGCGCCGCTTCGCCTCTCGCCGCATTGCTCATGACGGCACCACCGGTCCGGAGCTTTCGAGCTGCACCGAATAGGTCCGCTCGCCGTTGAAATCGCCCGCATAGTCCAGTCGCTGTACGAGGAAGCGGCCGCGCATCTTCGCGCCGTCCTCGAAACTCAGCTCGTACTGGTCGATGGTTCCGGCCAGTGCGTGGTTGCGGATCGCGTGCTCGGCATCCGATCCCAGGAAAATCCCGCTGGCGGATACAGAGACCGATCGCGTCCCAGCACCCGACAGCAGCTCGCGCCAGCCGCCGCTTTCCTTGTGTGTGACCACCACCGTGTCGCCGTTGACGCTCATTTGCGTGGTCCTGAGGCCCGCGACGGCCTCGTATGTTACGGGCGCGGCGCCACTGCCGATTTTCAGCAGGAAGGCCGCCCCTTTCTGGGCTGTCATGTCGATTACTCCGTTGCGATGAGTTTGAAGGCGAATTCCAGCAGCACCGCGCGGCCATTGCGCCGTCGGCGCTCCACACGGCTGCGCAGGAAGCGGGTCACCACCACGCGGAAACCCGCCTGCTGCGGGGCCAGCGTGGCGATGCGCTGTTCGATGCGGCCGGCAAGCGCTGCGGTTTCGGCGGGATCGTCCCCGCGCCCGATCAGCTCCAGCGCCAGGCGCACCTCGCGCCCCATGGCGGTTTTGGTCGACCAGTCGGTGCTGGCGCTGGCGGCAATGGCGATGGCAGGCGGACTGGCCGCCGCCGGGGCTTCCTCGGCGATGGCGTTCACGCGCTCGGACAGGACCGGATCGCTCGCCAGCCAGCCGGCGATCGCGCTGCGCAAAGCGGTTTCCAT